ACAGGTGAATGGAACTATCGCCTTTTTGTGAGGGGGACTCGAGAAATAACTGTCAACGTTGGAAACGCTACGTTTGATTCTGGGCATTTTGTAACCGAAGGTGAGTGGGAAAATGTAGGGCTTAGAGTTGACGGCGGTAATTTTGAAGTGATCATCAATGGCGCAGTAGTTACCAGTGGTTCTACACCGGTTGGAACAGCACCAACTTATGACTCACGGGTTCTAATCGGGGCGAGGACGGATTCTGCGCTTCCTGAAACAGAAGAAGGGTTTTTCTTCGATGGAGGTATTGACGAGGTATATTTCCGTAGTAGCTTTGTGTCCGATGATGAGTTATCTGCGGAATATACGAACATAAACTCTCCTGCAACCTTTTACACACTCGGCGCTGTTGAGACGGAAGTTATATCGGGGGCGGTAGCCCTCACAGATCGTCCGGTGTCGTTGGCTCAGCTGGGCGATATAAAAATTGGAGCGGCGGCAGACATTACGGGCGGAAAGGAAAGTATGACCCTTGCCGGAGTGTTATTATTATCCGGACAAGCTGCGCTTAATGATGCCACCGAAGATACCAATATAACCGGCATACTTTTTCTTTCAGGTCAAGCGGGTATTACAGACGGGCAATCGGCGATACACATCACAGGTAAATTCGGCGATATAATTCAAGCCGCTGCAGCATTAACCGACAAGTCAAGTTCCATTGGTGCCGGTGGGGGGTTGCTTATTACAGGACAAGCCGCCGCCGAAGAAGAACCGGCAAGCATTATGATAGGCGCTGAAATGCTTATATCCATGAACGCCGCATTACAAGATGATGCAGCGCAGATTGCAGGATTGATAGACGTACTCATGAGCGCCGCCGCACAGATTGTGGACGCTGGAGAAAGCGTATTAATTAATGGATCGTTACTCAATGAAGCAAGCGCTTCAATAACTATTACAGATGAAGGGGCATCATTTTCAGCCGTTGGAGGAACATATATCTCTGGGGATTTTGTAGTAACCGACAGTGACAGCACAGTGTCACTTGACACCAGTATGATCATGGGCATGAATGCAGCGCTGCAGGTGAATCCCGAATCGGTACAACTATTTTCTGATGTCATTATATCGGCTACGATTGCCCTTGCCGATAATCCCACGGCATTGTTCATTGAAGAATTAGCAATAAGCCCAAAATTACGTATTATAGTAACGGGTGCTCGAATAGGCAATACGATCACCCTCACAGGAAAAAAAGTGGCCCGAACTCTAACTGTTGACGCATGAAATTACAGGCTAACGAACAGGATATCACTATCGAACAGGCTTCATATGTGGCTATAGATTTCACTGAATCGGGAGAAGATTTTAGCGGCTTGAATCTATTTTTCGTGCTATCACGATCGGAATCACTTCCTGAACCGGAAGTTATAAAAGATCAGGGTGTACTTACGATTGCTGGGGAAACTGTAACGGCTGTACTTTCAACGGACGATACCGATTTTAGCGGCCCTCGCTGGTATGAAGTATGGGTAGAATGGAAAGCAAATCAATGGAGCAAGGAATTCAAAGGACGTCTTATTGCAACAAAATCGACTAACTATCAATAAATAAACATCATTATTATGGCTAAAAACGCAGCATTTAGAAACGGACAAGCTAATTATTTTGGCACTCAATTTGATGGAGGCACTATTGATTTACTTGACGCCTCCTCAGCTGTACTGGCAACAATCGCTTTGCCGGCGGACGCTTTCGGAGCGGCTTCTTCGGGGCAAATAGCAGTGAGGGGCGGCGACCTGCCGATAGCATTCGCTGGTACTACAGCCGCTGGCGCTGGAACCGATATTGCCTCAGCAACGCTGAAAAGCTCGGATGCCTTACAAGAAATTAGTGGGCTTACGGTAGGAACGACAACAGCGCATATCGTATTGGATAATACCAATATCGCAGACACACAAAACGGCGAGATCACATCATTCACAATCAATGTACCTGCCGATATACAAGCGGCTTAATTCTCATAAAACATAGGTAAATATCATGGCTAAAATTTCAGGCACTCTAATTATATGGAGCGTGGACGGCCAGCAAATGGCGCACACGACCGACGCAACATTAACAATTAATCGAGAACTCCCCGACGCCACGACAAAAGATTCTGGCGGATGGGAAGAACACCTGTCAGGCGCTGGGCTTCGCAACGCGGAAGGCACCTTTGATGGGCTTGCTGACTGGGACACCGGCGGCACCGCTGATACGTTGTTCGACTATATCAACACCCGAGAAGACGTTACCGGTTCTTTCGGTAAAGCCGATGGCATTCAGTTTGATGGGCAGATTGGGATTACAAATCTTGATTTCGGTGCCCCAAACGAAGAAGCGGCAACTTTATCCGGCGGATGGAAGTTCAACGGCGCACCAACGAAAACAGATAACTCAACAACGTAATCATGAAAGGTGAAAAAACAATCGACCTAAACGGCGATGAAATTAAAATTCGTTTTGATTTTGGCGCTGTTGAGGACTTTTGCGAGGATCTTGATATTGGGTTCAGTGATTGGCAGGAAGAAGCACTTAATAAGCCCAAAAATATTCGTCTTTTGACCTATTACATGGCAAAAGATCATAATGATGGATTGAAACCGGAGGATTTGCGGCGGATGCAGTTTGGTGAGATTCAAACAGTCATGGCCTTAATTAGTGAATCAACGGCGGGCCTAAAGAAAGCAGCGGGAAACGGAAAGCAGACAGCCAAGAAAAAGTAACCGTTGATGATATTTATGCGTTTACCATTGGCTGTCTGGGTCTTTCTATAGGTGTTTCGCGTGGACTTACGATCTATGAGCTCAATCATCGGGCGCAAGGTTATGATGATAGGCAGCGACAACACCGCATGGAGTCCGCACGCTTAGAAAGGGCAATATATACCGGCGCTGTGAAAAAGCCGCCTTCCATATGGGAGCTTGCAGGTATTGACAAGCTGCCAGTAGACACCGGTCGATATAAAGCCGACAAGTCCGTAATTGATAAGATGAAAAATAACCGTCAAAAAGCACTCAATGGCAGTAGGAAGTAACGTAGCTACATTATTGGTATCCATCGGCTCGGATATTTCATCCCTCGAAAAAGGACTATCTAAGGCGCAACGGCAGATACAGGACGCCGGCCGTTCCATGAAACGCGTTGGTAGAAACATGACCGCAGCGCTCACTTTACCGCTTGTTGGCGCCGGTGTCGCAGCGCTAAAATCTGCGGCGGAGTTTGAATCTCTCCAGCAGTCAATGAACATTTTAAACGGGTCTATCGAGGAGGGCGCACGAAACTTTGAACGGCTCAAAAAGTTTTCTGCAAAGACGCCATTTCAGCTAAACGACCTTGCCAGCGCTCAAAATATGTTACAGGGCTTTGGCTTGTCGGCTGATAATGCCTTCAATTCACTATCCATGATAGGCGATATATCCGCTGTGACAGGGGGGAGTATTAATGGTATAGGTATCGCATTCGGTCAAGCAGCTGCCGAGGGGCGCCTAATGACCCGAGATATTCGACAGCTGATTAATCAGGGTGTACCAGCCATTAATCTATTAGCAGATACGATGGGCGTCGCTAAAAGCGAGGTTTTGGAGCTTGCATCGGAAGGTAAAATCAGCTTTGAAATATTACAGCAAACATTCAAAGATGCAACAAGTGAAGGTGGCCTTTTTGCTGATGGTATGGAAAAGCAATCAAAGACACTTTCCGGTGTATGGAGTACTTTTAAGGATAATGTGAGTATCGCACTGGCGGAGGTGGGGCAAAGTTTAGCTGAAAATTTAGACATAAAAGAACTAACCCGGCGGGTCACTGACAATATAAAAATGATGACGGACTGGTTTACGTCTCTTTCGGCTGATACACAGGCATCCATGATCACTCTTGTTGCCGTTATCGGCGCGGGTGGCCCCGTGATATATGCACTTGGTGCAATGACAACTGCCGTATCATCATTAGCGACAGCCATGCTTTTTCTTTCATCAACGGCTATACCGGCCGTAATAGGCGCTCTTGAATCATTATATCTGGTGGCGTTGTTAAACCCAGTAGTTGCAGCCATAACAGCCATAACGGCTGCGGTTGGTTTACTTGGTTATGCTGCGGTTCGATCACACAAAAAAACAAAAAAACTATGGGATCAGATCGCCCAATTAAAGGGTGTAGATGTAGAAAGTGAGTCATGGAGGGATCTTGAAAAACGGATCGACAGCATCAAAGCAAAAATAAAAGATGCAAATAAAAGTGTTATCTCACAGATGACAACTGATCCGGCTGCCTACAAAGAGCTAAATGACCAGCTAAAAATATTCGAAGATCGACTTAGGGAAATAAGGCCACTCATATTCAAAACGGGTCAAATGATCGCTGAGGAGTTGGGGGGAACAGTTGCTGAAGCACTGAATAATAAAAAAGATACCGGCCCACTTATCTATCGCCAGAAAGTCAAAGTAGAAACGGACGTGGTAACCGATACCGGCGGTGTAATGCCAGAAGTCCCAGTAAAACCCGTTATTCAGTCAATTAAGCCAAAAGACTGGGAACCCATTTTTGACATTGATATCCCTGAATTAGAGCTTGATGTAGGAGTACCAGCCGATTCCATTGCCTATGTCCAGGAGGAAATTGCAAAAATGGAGAAGGCAATCACACTTGCAACTTCGCAAGGTGAACGGGATAGGCTTGACATACGAAAATCATCATTAGAGAAACAACTCGAAAGCATGAAAACGCAGGGCGAGGAGGCCATGGAATTAGGTCAGGCACTTCAAACCGCCCTTAGTAATGCTTTCGCGGCACTTGGTGAAACATTAAGCGATATTTTTACCGGCGATGGAGGGGCAACTACATTTTTCAATAAAATGCTTTCTATTATCGCAAGTTTCATGAGTACCTTTGGAAAACTTCTGATTGCTTTCGGGGTCGCTAAAGCCCAACTATCATTTTCAGGTAATCCTTTTGCAGCTATTGCGGCAGGGGTTGCATTAATAGCAGTAGCGGGCGCAATCAAAAGTCATCTCAATAACGGGCCAAAAGACACACCAAAACTTGCAAAAGGCGGTCTGGCATTTGGGCCCACTATGGCTGTTGTCGGGGATAACAAAGGCGCACGTTCCAATCCAGAAGTAATAGCTCCGCTTGACAAATTGAAAAGCATGATGGGCAATATGGGCGGTACA